TGGTTTAACTCAATCTAAGTAGTATGGTAATTAATACTTGTGCTAAAAGAGGTAAAGCTAAAGTTAAGTGTGATTTAACTTTAAAAGACTTTTATGAAGTCTATAAAGGTAGGGAAGAGGCTAAAGAAAGAAAGCCTAAAGACTATAAATTGTATAGAGATATTATCAAAGACTTCAATGAAGAGTTAGTAAGAACTATAGTATTTGATAATGAAGTAGTTAAGTTACCTTATAGATTAGGTAATCTTAGTATTAAAAAGTATAAGGTATCATTTAATCCAGATAAACAAAATATCTGGAAAGTAGATTATAAAAAGTCTAAAGAAGTAGGATTTATAGTATACTATGATTCTCCATATAGATACAAATGGAAGTGGAATAAAAGACATGTTAAACTTACAGGTAAGAAGTACTATAAGTTTCTACCTTGTAGAGAAGCTAGTAGATTAATAGCTAAAGCATTAAGAGAGAACTCTAGATTAGATTATTTTACAGTAAACAGATAGACAATGATAACAGGTTATAAGTCAATTAAAACAATAATGGCTGGTCTTTATAGAGACCTTGGATATAATACTGAAATTAACTTTTCTGATGTTGTAGAATGGGTAGCTGAAAGTTTACAGTTAATTGGAGCTTACTCTCAATTTGATGAGAAAGTAGATTGTATAGAAATTTGTGAGTACCAAGCTGAGTTACCTTGTGGTTTTCATAAGTTAATGGATGCTAGTTATAATGGTTTACCTATTAGTTGGGCTACAAATACCTTAATAAGTCAATATGGTTGTGAAAGTTGTAAAGTACCTCCTTGTTGTACACAGGAGACTTTCTATATAACTGAATCACACATTAAGACTTCATTTAGAGAAGGTAAAATCTGTTTAGCGTATTTAGCTATACCTACAGATGAAGAGGGGTATCCAATGATACCTGATGATGTATATTTTGATAAAGCTTTAAAAGCATATTGTACTTATATGCTTGATAGAATAGAATTTAGAAAACAAAGACTACCAGAAGTAGCTTATAGAGACAGTGAGCGTGATTGGTTATGGTATGTAGCAGCGGCAAAAGGTAGTGCAAATCAACCAAATATGCACCAACTTGAAAATTTAAAAAACACCTGGGTTAAACTTATACCAAAACAAAATGAATTTAACACTTTTTTCTCAAACAACAATAAACAAGAACGTAGACGTACCTTCTAAATCTGGAATTTATTTAATAAGAAATCTAATTAACGGTAAAGTATATATAGGTCAAACTATAAATATAAAACAAAGGATTAGACAACATATTAATAAATTTAAAAGAGGTAAACACTATAATTCTTATTTTCAAGCATCTATGGATAAGTATGGTATGCATAACTTTGAATTATTAGTATTAGAGTTATGTGAAAGAGAGAATCTTAGTAATTTAGAATCAAAATATATTAAACAATATAAATCTTATAAAAAAGATAAAGGTTATAATATGACTTTAGATTGTAATACTCATATTTATTCTACTAGAAAAATTATCGGTAGTAAGAACAGAGAACTTCTTATTAAAAATAATATAAATAAAACTGCAAATGCAAGAAGAGTTAATCAGTATTCTCTAAATGGTGAATTTATTAAAACTTGGAAATCATCAAAAGAAGTAAATCAAAAATTAGGTATTTCAATAGGTAATTTGAATAGTTATTTAAATGATTTTAAACCCACAAAATCATTAAAGAAGTTTATGTGGAAATGGTATGAAAATACTACTGAAAATTTAGATATATCTTATTATAAAAAAAGAAATACTAAAAAAATACTTGCTTATAATAATGATTTTTATAAAGAGTACTTACAAATTAAAGATGTTGTTAATGATTTAAAAATTAGTAGAGATACTATTTCTACAATAATTAAAGGTACTAAACTTGAATATAAAGGTTTTAAATTTAAATATCTATAATGCCAGCATTAGAATCAATTAATTCATTTAGCAGTGGTATGCATAGTGATGCATCTAAGTTCTTTCAGAAACCTGATAGTTACTTAGAAGCTCTTAACTTTAGAGTAACTACTGATAATGGTAGTACTAATCATGCTTTAGTTAACATTAAAGGTAATGAATATAAGTGTACTTTAAATAACACTTATCCTGTATATAAAATAGTTCCTGCTGTATCTACAGGTTCTCTACCATGTGATATAACTATTAGTGGTACAACTTCACCAATAATTAATGTTAATCCTGGAACTACTGGATTTGATATCTACAATGTTGTTAGTCAAATGGCTAACTTTAATATAGATTTCTATGCTGCTTACTACCAAGATTCAGTAATTATTTGGTCTGAAACTTTAAATCCTAATCCTACTTTAAGTTCTACTGGATTAACCTTTCAAACTCAATATGGTCTACTTAATAACTGGTATGTAGCTCCTCAAACAAGTTTAGTACCTATAGGTTCTACATATATTAGAGATGATATATATGTGTTTACTACACCAACTTCTAGTAATCCTAGTGGTCCTGGTACTATTAATAGTGGGCAAATTTTTAAGTTAACTTATGATAGGGTATTGCTTACAGCAACACTTACTCTTATATATAATAACTATGTAGACTTTAGTACTACTTACCCTATTCCTCCTACAGCTACTCAAGGTAGGTATGAGAATGATACTATTCAAAGATTATACTGGTCTGATAACTTTAATCCATTAAGAAGTTGTAATGCAACTGATCCTAATCTAATGGCTTTCCCTGTAGGTTTATTAAACATATTTCCTATAGCTGAACCATTTATACCTACTCTTCAAACTATACAGAGTGGTGGTAGTTTAGATACTGGTATTTACCAGTTTTCTTATAGGTTAAAAAAGGGCAATAGTCAAGTAACTCTTTGGTCTCCTTTATCTTTACCAGTTCCAATCTGTAATAATATGATGGAGAGTGGTTATGTTAATGGTGGAGCTCCTTCACCAGGTTGGCAAGGTTATGTAGGACTACCCCCTCATTATACTACAACTAAGAGTATTACAGAGATTATAGCTAAGTTAGATGACAACTATGACTTTATAGATATAGTTGTATGTAAAAGATATAGTTATGGTGATCCTGGTACATTTGAAATCTTCCAAACTAATCAACCTATAGTATCTGGACAACCTATCATATTTACTTACACAGGTAATGAAACTGTAACTATTTTAACTTTAAATGAGTTCTTATTAACTAGTCCTGGGTTTACTCATTGTAAAACTATTGAGACTAAAGATAATAGACTATTTGCTGGTAATGTTAGAGTTGAGCAAGAGGAGCTAATATATGATGCTAGAGCTTATCAATTTCCAACTGGAAGTGGTACTTGTAGTTTAACTCACAATAATATAGCTACTAATTATAACTATTTAGGTCAACTAGATACACCTTTCTTTTTACCTGAGACTAATGATACTATAAATAGTGATTATCTTAGGACAGATCCTAATGGTATTTTAACTCCTGTACCTACTAATGGTCAAAGGTTTTTCCCTAATAGCACTATTCCTGGAGGAGCTGGTCCTAATATAAGTTATCAAATGGGTACTTATGCTGTTAAGATAGATGATTTACCTAATGAGGATTTTCAAACAAATAAAGGTGCTACTCCTTGGAGACACACAAACCAAATATATAATACTTGGGATGGTGTACCTTTAAATCTTGGTATAGAAGATGAAAATTATCCTTTTAATCATATTAATGATAGTTATAAGACTGCTTATAAACAGTTTACTTTAAGAAGTTATCAACCTAATGAGATATATAGGTTTGGTATTCAATTCTATGATAAACAAGGTAGTCCATATTATGTTAAATGGATAGGTGATATTAGAATGCCTGATTATTCTGATGTAGGGTTTAATCAACCTTTAGGTGATAGTAATGATGCTATTAATACTACATTTGGTTTAACAGCTCCAAGTAATACTAATCCTAATCAGAAATACTATATGAAGCCTATTTACATTAACTTCACTGTTGATGTATCTAGTATTATAGACCAAATATCAGGCTTTGAAATTGTTAGGTGTGAAAGAACACCTGAAGATAGGGTTGTAGCAGGAACTGGAGTTATGTATCAAGTACAATATGGTGCTACAGCTAATCTATTATCTTTACCAGATAGTATGAATGATACTGTTTGGTATGCTGATGGTAGTACTCCTAACTCTGATTCTTACTTAAATGTAGGATTTGGTGTAGGTGCTGCAGCAGGTAGGTATAGACCAGTTAGTTATACCTTAGATTGCTTTGATTGGCAATATGAAGGATTCCCAGCTTTTGATGCTAGTTATGATAGAGTATGTGTTAAAGGTGCTTTAGAGAAGACTATAGGAGGTATACAGAGGGGTTATACACAAACTACATTTGCTACTTATGATGATGGTTATCACTATAATAAACACTATGTCTGGACTGACTCTGGTACTATAACCCAAGATGAATTATCTATGTCTCAAGCTACACCTACTTCACAAGGTGGTACAATAGCTGCATCAGGTGGTTACAGTTACTATAATGCTACAGATGATGGTAATGCACTTAGATCTGTAGGTATGAGTACTGTATATGTAGAGTTTAATGCTGGTTATAACTACCAACAGTACTTTGGTGCTTTAGGTAATCCATATAAGATTTACTTTGAATATAGAAAATATGCTAGATTAATTAATCAATATGGAGGGAGAAACTATAATGCGAGGACTCAAAGTGAGTATATTTCTTGTGGTATGTATGTGCCTGTTAACGATGTTAGTTTGTCTCCTCTTACATATGATATAACATTTGGTGTATTTGGTGGAGATACTTTTTATACTATTTGGGATAGTCAAAAGGGTGATAAGTATTACCCTAATAAAGGAGCTGGTAATAATATAGAGTCTTATATACACTATAAGCCTAATATTGGTTACCATAACTCTGAATTAAGGTTTGGTAAACACTTTGAATCTGATGAAGGTGGACCAGTAGCAAGTATTGATTGGACTGAAAGTGCTGGTAATGGTGATATAGAAGATTTTCTATATGATAACATGTACTCTATAGAAAACAATATAAAGAAGTTTTATCCTAAACCATTGTTAATTAACTTAACAGATAGTTGGGATAATAGAGTATACTATAGTGAGGTTAAAATTAATGGTGAAGTTCAAGATAGTTGGGAGAACTTTAAAGCTAATAACTATTGGGATGTAGAAGGTTCTTATGGACCTATTAATTCTCTAATAGCATTTGCTGATAAACTATACTTTATACAAAAGAAAGCATTTGGTTGGTTATTAGTTAATCTACAATCTTTAACTACAACCACATCAGGAGCTACTTTAAGTGTGGGTCAAGGAGCTACTATAGGTAGACATGACTATGTATCTACAGATATAGGTACTAGTCATCAATGGTCTGTAACAAGGTCTCCTAACAGTGTATTGTTTGTTGATGGTACTAATAAGAAGGTGTATAAGTACACTAAGAATGGTTTAGTTCCTATTAGTGAAGTATATGAACAAAGGGGTACTTTTGTTAGACTACTACATGATGATATTTTAATTAATGATAATCCAATATTAAATTCAGGTATTCTTTGTGCTTATGATTTCTATAATGATGAGTACTTAATTACCCTATTAAATAAATATACGAGGACAGATGATGAAGGAGTTCCAATAGTGACTCAAGAATACAATACTATATCCTTTAATGAAAAAATAGATAGGTGGAATAGCTTCTATAGCTTCACCCCTAATCTTTATTTATTTAATAGAACCCAACTATGGAGTAATAATCCGCTTTCCAATAGTGATTTATACTTACATAATGAGGGTGATTATTCTACTTTCTATGGTACTACCTATGATTCTACTGTTAAACTATTAGTTAATGATAATGCTAAGTATACTAAGCTATTCAATAACTTCTTGTTTAACACTGAAGCTATAGCTGAAGCTACAGATAGTTCTATATATGATGATGTCAATGTATTTGATTCTACATTTGATAGCTTTAGAGCTTATAATGATTATCAAAATACAGACTATGTTACTTTAGATCCTAATCTAGCTACTCCTAATATTAGAAGAGTAGAGAGACAATGGAACTTACAATGCCCTAGAAATAAGGTATTGTATACTACTGTTAGTCCTAATATCTTCACTAACTTAGGTACTAAGTTATATGGGGAGAGAATGAGGGATAAATACTTAACAGTAGATTTAGGCTATGATAATAGTAATAATTATAAATTACTTGTGAATTTTATAAATACTGATATAAGACCAATTTCACGATAATCATGAAAAATAAAAAGAAAGTAAAAATTAATAAGTATAGACTTGGTATTCAGGAAGTTGTACTATGAACTAATATATATTCACTTGAATTAAGTTCTCCATATTGTTGACTATTCTCTTTATATATATTAAATAAATGGTTTTTTACAAGACTAGATCCAAATAAAGTATCATAATTAGTTTGAGTTATTGAACCTACTTGACCAACTTCTTTAGTAGTATTCATACTTAAAACTAAACCAAGCTGATAAGGATTTCCATTAGGAATTGTACCATTTGTTTTAATAGCTAAAAATCTTCCACTATAACTATTGTCAATTGGATAGTCTGTAAAAAAATTACTTTCTATTTTTTTGTCTAAAGCATTTATATATTTTACTTGATCTAAATCTAGTTCTGTCTGACTTGCTGGAATTTCATAATTAGTATAGTTACCAAATAACCAAGCAGTTAGAGGTCTTTTTATTTGAAGTACCACTCTTAATAAAGCATAGTTATTATTATTATCTGAAGGTACAAAATTCTTAGCTACACTTCCTGTTAAAGTTAGTACATTCTTTATTTTTGAAAATTCACTAATATCCTTATTAAGTAAAGTAGTATCAGGAGAAAAGAAAGCACCCACATTTGCTACAGGAG